TTTTTCCTGGACTTTCGTATCTCAATTCATAACTGCAGCTATTGCCTTCTATATAAACTTTAGAAAACAGTTTAAATTGCGTCAACAAATTAAAAAACAGTTTGAACATTACCTTGACCCAAGACAGGTTAAGCAATTACAAGATAACCCTAAACTTTTAAAACTTGGTGGAGAAAAAAAATATGCAACATTTTTATTTACAGATGTTCGTGGATTTACTGCTTTGTCCGAAACATTAGAACCTGAACAAGTAACTTACATAATGAATCAAGCTCTTACTGCTCAGCAAAAAGCAGTTCAAAAACATGGTGGCATGGTAGATAAATATATTGGTGACGCAATGATGGCTATATTTAATGCACCACTAGACTTAGAAAACCATGAAACAAAAGCATTACATTGTGCTATGGATATACAAAAAAATATGATTGAACTAAATTATGTACTTGTCAATAAAGGAATAGAACCAGTTACAATAGGCATAGGTATTAATACTGGATATGCAGTTATAGGCAATATGGGTAGTGAAAATAGATTTGATTATACAGCTATAGGTGATGCAGTTAATGTGGCAGCAAGATTTGAGTCAGGAACAAAAAATGCAGGCGTAGATTTGCTTATTGGTAAAAGCACAGCAGATGCGATAGAATTTGATTTAATACCTTTAGACCCAATTGAAGCTAAAGGTAAAAGCGAAAAGTTACAGGTGTATACATGGAGTTTAGAACAATACTCAAATGGCTTATAAGTTTATTTCAAACACGCTACAAAATTACTGTATCTTTTAACAAAGAATATGGTGATTCGGATGATAAAACTTACATTTCTAAAAAAATTATAACAAAAAAAGAAAAACACCTTAAATTTAAAGATGAAGATAATAATATAATTGAATACAGAAGTGCTGGTGGTCTTAATTACATAATAGAGGATGCATAATGCAACAAGTATTTATAGGCATAATTTTATTTTTAGGTTTTACTACTTATTATTTATTTAATGAAAATAAAACATTAGCAGCTAATAACCTTGCACTAGAGGGTGCTATAGCAACACAAGAAGAAGCAATAAAATCTATACAAGCTGATTTTGAGTTACAAACACAACAAATGAATGACTTAACTATTAAATCACAAGCAGCACAAAGAGAATTAAACAGATATACACAATTTATACAGAACTATGAACTAGCAGCTAAAATATTAGCTGACCCTATAGAAATGGAAAGGAAGATAAACAATGGAACAAAACATATTATGCAAGACATTGAGAAAATCAGCAGTACAGTTGATGACCTTGATGATGGTTTGCAGTTGCAGCCTGATACCAACTAAACAAATAGAGGTATCATCAAAACCACTAGACAGAAAGATTGTACAACCTGTCATGCCTAGAGAAATTGATTTGCAAGAGCCTAGATGGATTGTGATAACTCCTGAAAACTGGGAAGACCAGTTAGCAATGATAGAAGAACAAGAGGGGGAGCTGGTTTTTCTTGCTATGACAATTCCTGATTACGAAGTTATGGCTTATAACATGCAGGAATTAAAGAGATATATAACAGAATTAAAAGATGTGGTTGTTTACTACAGAAAAGTAACAATTGACAAAAAAGAAGATTAATCTGTTAAAATTAATAAACCATTAATATCTAAGGAGGATTTTAAATGAGTATTTTAAAAATTATAATAATAATTAACGCTATAGTTACAATAGCTAGTTTAGTCGCAGCACTTACACCTACACCAAAAGATGATAACTTTTTTAAAAAGGTATATTCTGTTATTGATTTATTAGCAATAAATATAGGAAAAGCTAAGGATAAATAATGCCTAATGCGCCAGAATCATTTGTATACAATTGCAAACTAGATAGAGTTGTAGACGGAGACACGTTTGATTGTATTATTGATTTAGGCTTTAATGTTAAATTACATAAACAAAGAGTACGTTTGAGCGGGATTGATACCCCAGAATCACGTACTAGGGACTTAGCAGAAAAAAAACTAGGTCTTGCAGCAAAAGAAAGATTAAAAAAACTTTGTTGCGGTAAATTAAAAATAAAATCATTAGGAAAAGGTAAATATGGCAGGATACTTGGCATCCCTTATACAGAAGATGGTGAGGATATTTGCCAAATTCTTATTAAAGAAGGACACGCAGTTGAATACCATGGCGGTAAAAAATCAAAAATATGGGGAAATTACTAATATGAATATATCTCAAGAAGGTTTATCTTTAATTAAAAAATTTGAAGGTTGCGAGTTAGAGGCTTACAAGTGCGCAGCAGGAGTTTTGACAATAGGATATGGCTCAACTAAAGGCGTTAAAAAAGACGACAAAATTACTCAAGAAGAAGCAGATAAGTTACTTTTACATGAAATGGAAGAGTATGAAGGTTATATAAAAGATGCAGTAACTGTTGACTTAAATCAAAATCAATTTGATGCCTTGGTAAGCTGGGTGTTTAACTTAGGACCATCTAACTTAAAAGCTTCTACTATGCTTAAAGTATTAAACAATAAAGAATATGATGATGTTCCAGCCCAAATAAAACGTTGGAATAAAGCAAGCGGTAAGGTTTTGCAAGGACTTATTAGAAGACGAGAAGCAGAAGCCTTGTTATTTGAAGGCAAAGAATGGCATGAGGTGTAACTAATGCCACTTAGCAAGATTGTATTTAAACCAGGTATTAATAGAGAAGGAACTGAATACGATAATACAGGCGGTTGGTTTGACGTAAATCTTGTACGTTTTAGAAAAGGTAGACCAGAAAAGTTTGGCGGTTGGTCAAAAGATAGTTCTAATAGTTTTTTAGGTACTGCTAGAGCTTTACATGCCTGGAACTCTTTAGAAGGTACCAAGTATTTGGGAGTAGGAACTACCTGGAAATATTATATTAGAGAAGGAGACAGTTACTCAGATGTTACCCCCATACGAAAAACTACAACTGATGGTGTTACTTTTTCTGCTACTGATGGCAGCTCTACTATAACAGCAACAGATAATGGACATGGTTCAGTTATAAACGATTTTGTTACTTTTACAGGCGCTGTTTCTTTAGGTGGATTAATAACAGCAACAGTTTTAAATCAAGAATACCAAATTACATCAGTTACTACCAATACATATACTTTTGTAGCTAAAGATACTGATGGAAATACTGTTACAGCAAATAGTTCTGATAGTGGAAATGGAGGCTCTGGAGTAGATGGAGTTTACCAAATTAATGTAGGCTTAGATGTTTATATTACTGGTACTGGTTGGAGTTCTGGTACTTGGGGTGAAGGAACTTTTGGCTCTACTACAGCTTTGTCTGCTACTAACCAGCTAAGACTTTGGACACATGATCACTTTGGCGAAAACCTTATAATAAACCCTAGGGCTGGTGGTATATATAGATGGGTAGAAAATAACGGCCTTACAACAAGAGCTGTAGATCTTTCTACTGTATCTGGAGCTAATTTAGTACCAACAGTAGGTTTACAAGTTATTACATCTGAAAAAGATAGGCATTTAATTGTATTAGGTTCAGACTCAGTATCAGGAGGAGCAAGGACTGGGACTATAGACCCGATGCTTATATCCTTTAGCGATCAAGAAAATGAATTAGAGTTTCAACCTTTGATTACCAATACTGCTGGAGACTTAAGACTTTCATCTGGTTCTTCTATTATTGGCGCTACAAAATCTAGGCAAGAAATACTTATATGGACTGATACTGCGCTATACAGTATGCAGTTTGTTGGGCCACCTTTTACATTTGCAGTTAACCTTATTAACGAGGGTACTGGTCTTATAGGACCAAAAGCTGTTATTACTTCAGCTCAATCTATTTATTGGATGTCTTCAACAAACTTTTACGCCTATACAGGTAGCGTACAAAAGATACCTTGTAGCGTTCATAATTACGTATATAGCGATATTAATTTAAGCCAATCATTTAAAATACATGCGTTTACTATTACTGAAAAGTCTGAAGTTGGTTGGTTTTATTGTTCTTCAAGTGCAACAGAAATAAACAGATATGTTATTTATAACTACGAAGATAACGTTTGGTATTACGGTCAATTAGAGAGACATGCTTGGCTTGATAGTGGTATTGAAAATTATCCAAGAGCTACTTATAACGGTTATTTATTTGAACAAGAAGATGGCTTTAACGATGATGGTAGTCCTATGACTAACGTATTTATAGAAAGCTCAGACTTTGAAGTGGGTGAGGGAGAGCAGTTTGCTTACATACAAAGAATGTTCCCAGATTTAAAATTCTTAGCTAATTCAGACTCAGGTAAAGTAAATCTTGTTTTAAAGACTAGGAATAACCCTGGAGAATCTCTATCAACCAGTTCTACATCTTCTATAGGATCTTCAACTGGACAAGTTAGTCTTAGGGCAAGAAGTCGTCAAGCTGTATTTAGAGTAGAGTCAGATGACGATTCAGACGGTAACGATAACGTAGGTTGGAGACTAGGAGCTACCAGATTAGATATTAAACCAGACGGCAGAAGATAGTGGCAAAGTTACTAGAAACTAGCCTTCCGCTTGCTCAGGGAGAGATGTCTCCTGAAATTTTTAATAGATTAGTTAGGATTCTTGAGTTAAACTTAGGACAGTTCGACCCAAATCGAACGCCGCAGTTCAACGAAACAGAAATTGCGCAATTAAACTTTTTAGAAGGTGATGTAATCTGGAATACTTCTCAAGGAGTGTTGCAAGTTTATATAGGGAACAGTTGGACTCAGCTTCATACACCTAACTCACCCAATAATGGTTTTAAGGCTACAGCTTCTTTAGGTGCTGTTTCTGTTATAACAAAAGGTGATATAGCAGTAAATATAACAGTAGCTTAAAATTTAGGATATTTTTATATGTTTGCAAAACAAAAGATACAGGAAGAATCATACAAGCTTAAAAATTTATTGCTTGGATTTCCTTCTGATTGGTTTGTTGACAAGGACACTTTACAAAAATCAAAAGAATCTATCCCTAATATTGTAGATTTCTACAAAAGCCAAGGTACAGGCAACCCAGAAAAGTTACCATTACAAGATATTATTCAAGAACCTTTAAAGGATGTTTATACGATTCCTTTATTTTCTGACAAGTTTTGTAAAGTATTGTTAGATGAAATAGACAATATGCAAAAAGAATTTGCATTTGTACCCAATCCAGATGAAGACACATTAAGACAAATACCAGAGATAGTTCTTAACGAAAAATGTCCAGAGCTATACGATTCATTGATGCAGGTAGTTCAATCACTAATTAATCCAATCTTATTAACTATATGGAATCGCCACGTTACAGGCGGAAACATACAGATAGCTAACTACAACTTAAAAGATAAAAAGCAGGGAGCTTGGCATCACGACGCCAGTTCTGACGTTAGTATTGTAGTCCCTTTAAATACAGGAGAT